GCTCAACCTGCTGCTGCGCAACCGTGCCTACGCGCGGCTGCACCGCGACGAGCGGACCGGCGAGGTGATCTCCATGTGGCCGATGGCGGCTGACCAGGTCGAGAGCTTCGTCCTCGACGACGGGAGCATGGCCTATGCCTACCGCGTCGGCAGTGACGTCGCTGTGCTGGCGGAGGAGAACGTGCTGCACATCAAGGACCTCGGCAACGGCACCGAGGGCCTGTCCAAGCTGGACTTGATGCGGCCGACCACGGCCGAAGTCGCGTCGGCCCAGTCCGCTGCGAATCGCCTGTTCTCGAACGGTGGCAAGCCGACTGGCGTCCTCATGGTTGACCAGGTGCTGAAGGATGAGCAGCGCGCCGCAGTCAAGGCGCGCTTCGCCGAGATGCAGACAGGCGGGTTCGCGCGGCTGTTCGTGCTCGAAGCCAACATGAAGTATCAGCAGCTCAGCTTGACGCCCGAGCAGCAGCAGCTGCTGGAGACGCGCCAGTGGGGCGTCGAGGAACTGTGCCGCTGGTTTGGTGTGCCGCCCGTCCTGGCCTTCCACTCCAACGTCACGACCTGGGGCAGTGGTGTCGCCGAGATCGTCGACGGCTTTCACAAGCTGACGATTCGCCCCATCGTCGTGAACATCGAGCAGGCGGTGCGCAAGCGCGTCATGACGGCTCGCCAGCGCTCGGTGCAGGTTGCCGAGATGAGCATCGATGCGCTGCTGCGCGGCAGCCTCAAGGATCGCTTCGACTACTACGGCAAGGCCGTGCAGAACGGCCTGAAGACCCGCAACGAATGCCGCCAGCTGGAGAACGACCCGCCGCTGCCTGGCGGTGACGTCCTGACCGTGCAGAGCAACCTGCTGCCGATCGAGCAGCTGGGCCTCAACCCGCCGCCTTCCATCCACATCAACGGAGCCTGACATGCTCGTTCGCAAAACTCTGCAGCTCTCCGACGTCGACCTCAAGGCTGACGGCGACTCCGGCCGCTTCAGCGGCTATGCCTCCGTCTTCGGTGGCGTCGACTCCTACGGTGACACCATCGTCAAGGGGGCCTTCGAGCTGTCGCTCAAGAAGTACGGCAAGCCGAAGATGTTCTTCGGCCACAACTGGGGCTCGCTGCCGATCGGCAAGTGGACCGTGGCCAAGGAAGACGATCACGGGCTCTACGTTGAGGGCGAACTCACCCTGGCCAGCAGCATGGGCCGCGACGTGTACGCCGCGCTCAAGCACGGCACGCTCGACGGCTTGAGCGTTGGCGGCTTCGTCGTCAAGGGCGACTATGACGAGACCGAGACCGGCCGCGTCATCCGCCGCTGGTCGGTGCTGAAGGAGATCTCGCCGGTCACCTTCCAGGCCGACAGCGCCGCCACCATTGACCTGGCCAGCGTCAAGGGCCAGGACCTGACCGAAGCGATTGCCGAGGTCGAAACCATCCGAGATCTGGAGCGCCTGCTGCGGGATGCAGCCGGCTTCAGCAAAGGGGCCGCTACCGCGCTGGTGGCCCGCGTCAAGGCTGTGCTGGGCGTCGTGGGGGAACCCGAGCCGCAGAGCGCCGAGGCGAAGGCTCTGGCGGACGTGCTGTCCCGTGTGAATGCACTGGGCGAACGGCTGTCGGGCTGAGCGTTACTTCCCCCACCACTCTGCAAAGGAACCACCATGCAACGTAAGCATCGCATCCCGCGGGCCTGGCTCGCTGTCGCCCTGGTCGCATTCGTCGGCGCCGTCCTCTACGGCACCGGCCTGCTCAGCTTCCAGCCCGAACACCTCTGCGCCCTGATCCTGGCCAACGCCGGCCCGGGCGTCGAGCTGAATGCCGTCATGAAGGCGCTGGACGGCCTGGAGGCGAAGCTCAAGAGCTTCGACGACAAGGCGGCCGGCGAGCTGAAGACCCTCGGCCAGGTGTCCCAGGACACCAAGACCGCCCTGGAGAACCTGGGCAACGACCAGAAGGCATTGGCTGAGCGACTGCTCGTGCTGGAGCAGAAGGGCGTGATCCAGAAGGACCGCGACCAGAAAGACGACGAGAGCTGGGGTGCGCAGTTCGTCAAAGGCTGCACCATCGAGAAGCGCCAGGCGCTGGTCGAGGGCAGCCTGAAGACGGCCGGCTTCACCGTGAAGAACACGGTCACCAACACCGTGGGCAGCACCTTCAGTGATCGCAAGCCCGGCATCGTCGGTGGTGCCTTCCGGCGCTTCACCCTGGAGGCGCTGCTCTCGACCGTGCCGACGAGCTCGAGCGCCGTGGACTATGTCCGCGAGAGCGTGTTCACCAACGCGGCGGGCGAAACGACCGAGGGCGGCGTGCTGCCGGAGAGCGCGGTCACCACTTTGCCCGTCACCGAGCCGGTGGCCACGATCGGTCACTTCCTGAAGATCTCCAAGCAGCTCGCGGCCGACAACGCCATGCTGGCGGCCTACATCAACCTGCGCCTGCGCTACGGTGTCGACCTGCGGGTGGAGAACCAGATCTGGAACGGCACCGGCGTCGCGCCGAACATGAGCGGCTTCACCAAGACGGGCAACTTCACGGCGCATGGCTACACCGCCGCCAACCTGGCGTCCGCGGGCCTGGCCAACAACCGCTTCGATCTGATCGGCAAGATGATCGGCGACAGCGAGCTGGGCGACTTCCCGGCGGACGCGATCGTGCTCAACCCGGCTGACTGGTGGACCATGCGCCTGGCGAAGGACTCCCAAGGCCGCTACATCCTGGGCGACCCCGGTGCCGCCATCGAGCGCACGCTGTTCGATCGCCCGGTCATCACGACTGCGGCCTGCGCGGCCGGCAAGGTCGGGGTGCTGTCGGTGGGCCAGTCGGGCACCTTCTACAACCGTGAAGGCGTGCAGATCGACATGAGCGAACACGACGGCGACAACTTCCAGCGCCTGCTCATCACGCTGCGCGCTGTGCGTCGCTGCATGCTGGCCGTCGAGCGGCCTGCCGCGGTGCGCTACGGCGACCTCGTCCCGGCCTGATCATCCTCAACCCGCAGCGGCCCGGCCTTACCAGCCGGGCCGTTTGCTTTCTGGAGCGCAACATGCCCCGCGTCAAGTTCATCACCACCGGCCACAGTCACCTGGTCGGCAATTTCTCGGCCGGCGACGCCTACAACGGAGCCGAGGCGGTCTGCCGGCACTTCGTCGAGGACGCCCACGCTGCCGTCTGGGACGAAGTCAAGGCCGAGGAGCCTGTTGTCCAGACGCCTGGACCCGTTTCGGCCCCAGCGCCAGCGCGCCCCGCTCGTGCTCCGCGTGCGCCTCGCACGGGTCAGCCGGCCTCGGCCTCGTCGACGCCCGCACCCGCACCTGTGGCTGAGGCTGAGCCGGAAGCGCCTGAGACCGGCGACATCCCCGAGGCCGACAGCGCGCCTGCGCCCGACGCCCAGATCGGCAACTGATTCCACAGGAGACCGGCACCATGACCGTCCAATTCCTTGCCGCATGGAACGGCTACGAGCAGTTTCAGGTAGCGACCCTGGCGCCTGCTGAAGAGGCGCGCCTCGTCGCCGCTGGTATCTGCGCCAGCTATCGGCAGTCGCGCTCGCTGGCCGCTGTGATGCAGGACCCATCGACGGGGGCGCTTGCGGCCGGCGGCACTGCATTGACGCGTCTCGCGCCCGTGCTGCCGACGCGCGGTCAAGTGCTGCTCTCCGACATTCGCGCGGCGGCCGTGGCCGGAGCAGCCGCAGTGACGGTCACGGATGTGACGCGCCAAGCGCGTGACGGAGAGCTTCTGCGCGGTGTGCGAATCCAGGCGACGGGCGGTACCAACTGCTCAGTCGACTTCGACTTCGCAGCATCAACGGTGCCGGGGGGGCGCATCGGTGTCCTGGCATTTGCTGATCCGAACGCCACGGGGCTGGATCTCAACGCGACGTTGATGATCTCGGATGGAGCTGCCTTCACGAACTACTTCCAGCGTAGTGGACTGACCGCGGACGCTCGCGATTGGGTCTACTGGGCGCCGGGTGACGCTGCGGGCAACAGCCCGAGCAAGTGGAGCGTTGGCGGCGGTGCGCCCGTCTGGGGCACGACCAGCTTCTCGCGCATGCGCCTTCGGCTGGACTACTCCGCGGGCCAACTCCCTTGGGTCGAACTGTTTGAAGTGTCGAACGCCGACGACACGGTCAGCCAGATCGCAATCAGTATCGATGACGGTTACGACAGTGCTTACACCATAGGCGCGCCAGAGTTGGAGAAGCGAGACCTCCGCGGTTCCTTCGGGATCATTGCGGACCTTGTCGGCCAGTCCGGGTACATGACGCTGGCGCAGCTGCAGGACCTTGTTGCACGCGGCCACGAGATGGTCATTCATGGCCCTCTGGGCGGTGCTGGCAGCTTGCTGAACTACGCGAACTCTTCGTCGCGCTATCAGGACGTTTACAACGATGTGGCCTTCCACCAGGCCTACCTGCGCCGCAATGGCCTCGACGTGAACGGCTCGGCATCGATCTACGTGCTCCCCCAGGGACAAGACCGATTCGCCGCTGGTGACGAGACCATCCGGAACGCGCTGGCTGATCTGGGTATTGTCGGTGCGCGGCGTGCTGGCCCTGGGTTGCAGGTGAAGCGCGCGCTGCGCGGCCGAGGCTCGTACACGCTTCCGATCATCGGCCACGTGTGGACTTCGGCCGGCGCTGAGCCCGGCAACATCACGTCGATCGTGCAAAGCATCAACGCAGCCGCGGCGGACCGCTGGGATGCCTGCTTGATGTTCCACAAGTTCGTCAACGGCGCTTCCAACGACTCCCTGCAGATCGACGTCGCGAACTTCCGGACCATCCTGGATGCAGTCGCCGCGAATCGAGCTGCCAAGACTCAGACGCCCGTTTCGCTGACGTCGCTTATCTACGGCCTGGCTGGCAAGAGCCAGCCCGTAGGGTTGGGCGTGGTTTAAGTCGTTCCAACTGCACGGACGAGGTACATGCCGTACCAACTCTCAATCAGCGGAGACGAGCCGGTCTCGCTTGATGAAGCGAAGCGGGCGGCCCGGGTCGATAACGACCTCGGTGCCACCAGCTCGCTCGATGGCCTGATCGGCACGCTGATCACGACGGCGCGCGAGGATGCGGAGGACCTGACTGGCCGCTGCTACAGGCCGCAAGTGCTGCTTGTCGAGCTGCCCGACTGGCCTTCACCTGACGACGTGTTGCCGGTGTACCGACCCACCGCGTGTGTTGTGCGCTACTGGAACGGCGCTGGTTTCACGACGCTC